TCATACGGGGAAGACAGCCCGGAAAGGACATTTAAATAGTATTGGTCTTTCTTTATTAACTCATAAGTTTGTATCACAAATTTGTGACAAAAGTCAATATCAGAGATGCCGGAGATATCTTTGGCATCAATTCTTTCAACTCTTTTAAACTTATTATGAGCTAAGATCTTTTCAATAATATAATCTAGGGGCCTTGCCATATCGTTTACTCGTGTAATAACGGGTTCGATTTCGTAAGAAGCCCTTAGAAGTTGGAAAGCTTCTTTAAACCAATCCTCAGTTGGAACAGCATCCCAAAGGGTGTTGGCCAAATGAGAGATTGTAGGTAGCCAATTTTGCACAGAGTTATCTAACTTTGACTCGAACCTTTGCATTAAATGATGACTCATTATATGCCTAGCCTCGGCCGACATTTCTGTCGTTACGAGGGAGTGTATTCTAGAGTACTCTTTAAATAGCATTGTTCGCAGAATTACAAAAGTAAAATTTTGTTCTGTTTCTTTGATAGGGTTTATCAAACCACGTAATAGGGCACCAGGCTTATTACTCTCCATTACGGAGGATAATAGATTACCTATTCCCCATCTCTGTAATTGTGGAAACATAATACAGAGAGCAGATATTACGCGGTGCGATAGGGCGCTAGTCGCACCCTTCTCGATCCTTTCGACCTCTCTACGATACTGATCCTTGTTACAGACCAGCCGCAAGATTGAAAAGGATAAAGAGCTAGTTTTATCTACGTCAAACCAGCCTCGCACACCTGCATTCACCGCAAACATTATCCGCGATTCAGCCGTATTATGGCTATAATCAGCTTTTAATGAGAGCGGAGATAAAGGTATTTGATTATCGAAAACTTCTGAAACAAATTGAAAGAAACCGTTATTACTAACTAAAGATTTAGATAGTGATATTGGTACTCCAAACTTGCTCATGAGCTCACGATACGCAGTTGCGACTTCTTTATCTGCCAATACCACATCATCCCCTAAAACTCGATAAGATTTAAAGGGTACCATTATATTTGGTATAGCTTTCGCTAGATAATGTGCATATTGTATAACTAAGTGATGGAAAAGTTCTAAACAAGCAAAAGACGAATAACCGCCCATTGGTTGCCCCCTTCCATAACTCACATCAAAACCATTCTGAATCGCCTTAACACGCGAAAATGGCTTTCCGCCATCTCCTAATATTCGAAAAGGTGACCCACACAGTAAAGATGACCACCGATCTCCAAAAGTTTCACCATATATTATATCTAACATAGGCTTATACAATCGACGATCGATGGAGTCAGTCGCTGCAGACAGATCATAACAGAAAATATCTTTGTAGCCTTCATTTGCAAATGTTCTTACAGATTCACTCTGGGACTTAATCCCAGACATCTCTCCAAACCATTTATCAATTAAATTAAACAAAGATAGATGGAGCGGTTTTAGTAGCCATTGTCTGATACCGTCCACCATAGCAATGACTCTCTTCTTTCCTACAGGTTCAGACAACTCATGGAGCCGGCCAACAGGAATTGGAATTGCTTCCTCTTCAAGTTGAAACGCCTCACGAGAAGTCATAGGGGCCAGATTGAATTGAGTACGGGGAAAAGATAAACCTTTAATATTACCAGTACCCAAAGCTTCCAAATAATTATGGACCCTCTTTTGAGATTTACTCAAAGGAGGTAAGGATACTGAGTAATT